TATCTGAAATAGGTTCTCGAAACCTTCGTAACCTCCGTTAAATCCGTTAGAAAAAGATATGGTAGAATACTTCCCGTTATTGATTGTCGCTTGAGAAGTATTACCCGTAATATTAGGAAAGGTAGGTTGGGCGATATAAACGTTATAAGGATTAGTTTGGGCTGAAACTCCCGTAGGGTCATAAACCATCGTTGAGTTTCGAGGGTTCGCAGTAACTAGATTTCTAATCACTGTTTCAACGTTAAAAATACAATGTCCGTATTCGTTTACGGGTACTAATAATCTACAGACCTTTTTAGTATCTTGTATCGTTCCTGTAGTATTGTTTGGGCCAATTTCATTTCCGTAAGGGTTCTTGTAAATATCGACAACTAATCTTATATCGGTATACGCCGAATAATCGTTTAATTGAATATTCCAAGTATGGTCTGAATGACTTTCAGTTACATCTAAAGGTTTTTGTATTACATCTAAAACTAAACTCATACTCTACTTAATTCTTTTTTAATCATTTTATCTAATATGATATTTATATCTTCTCCTGCCGCCTCAAATATCCTATCTAACTCGGCTCTTAATTCAGGAGGAGTTCCCGCAGGTAATTTATTCGGGTCTAACATACCTTCTAAAGTAGTTACGCTCCTATCGAAAAAGTTTCGGGGTCTAATACCCTTCTTCCATATTGACGCTCGTATTGCGAACGCCAAACTTAAACTCTCGTCTCCCCCTGCTATACCTTTTTGTTCTATCCATAATCGTAAAGCGGGGATAGGAACGGCTCCTGGTTTCCCTGGAGCCTTATTATCGGCTGAAATAGGTCTATCATTACCTCTGGCTGTTCTTCCTTTATTTACATACTTCCAATAATCAGCGTATTGGATTTGTAGTATCGGGTCTCCGTCTGCGTCCTTAACGACCTTATAAGAAATACTATCTAATAAGAACCCCGAAGCGATGGCTCTACTAGTTCTAATTTTTCTTTTCATTATACTAACCCACATCTTACCTAAACGATTTAGGGCTAGTTCGGTCATCGGGAAACTCATATTATCTTAAATTATATTTCTTGAAATTGATTTTCATAAAATAACCCTAATGTTATTCCTTGAGCCCAAGCTGAAGAGTTGGTAGTATAATCAAACGTAGTTGGAAACGGGTCAGCGTAGGTTCTATTTGTATAATAAAGTGCTTGGTATGGTTGCGATTGGTTTATGGTATAAAGGGGTGCATTATCTACTCTCCAAGATGATGGGGCATTTTGGGTACTACTCCATCTTCCTTGTGGTAATTGAATAAACGAGTTTTGACCTGCTAATCTTAAATTGGCGGTGGCGCCTATTTTTATCATTATAAAATATACTCCAGTATATGGAACAACATATGGGGTTGTAAAATCTAAACTTTTAAGACCACCAACGGAACAATTTATTTCACCAATTTCAGTCACGAGTTGCCCTGGTGCGAGAGATTGAATACCAGTTGAAGCAAAATTACCTGGTCTCATTACTGATTGATATAACGCAATTTTAGCGTTAGTAGTTGCCCCTGACCTTACCCATAAAGTAATACCCCTAAACTTTTCCCCTTTGTATAAAAAAAATGGAACAGGATAAACATTTGAGTCAGTTGCTGTGGATAAACCAGTTAGGTTTGTATCTGTGACTAACGCTGATGATGATAAAAAATATCCTGTTGTTCCAGTATTACCATAATCCGCTTCCGTAGTTGCTGAATAAGTTGGTGGCGTCCATCTACCAGGATACTCAAAAATATCGTTATAAGTTCCTGCGGATAAATTGTTTGAGTAAAACCCGTCTTGTTTTATTTGTAAGCCCGTATCGTTTCCAAGTCCATCTTGAATTGCTTGGTATGAATTAGTTATACCTGTTGTGCTGTCCGTAAGTTTAAGTAATCCTTCGTACGTGTCTTTAATTTGTTGTCCTGTTAAAGTTCCCATTTTAGTTTCTTTATTATAAATATATTTTTATATCGTGTTCCATAGTCCTATCTCGTTCTGCCATTCCCTCGTAGTAGTATTCCATACTTTATTAGTTATTGGTGTTGTTTGCGAAGGGGTAGGCGTCATCGTAGGAGTTTCGGAAGGGGTATTAGTTTGAGTAGTCGTAGGGGTATTCGTAGGGGTTTCGGTAGGAGTACTGGTATTAGTAGGCGTAGTCGTCGGAGTTTCGGTCGGAGTACTCGAAGGAGTAGTTGTATTAGTAGGCGTTAAGGTAGGAGTAACCGAAGGAGTAGTTGTATTAGTAGGCGTTAAGGTAGGAGTAACCGAAGGAGTAGGAGTTAAGAACGAATTAAACGCAGCTGCGCATCTATCTAACGGGGTCATCACTTTAACTTTAATAACGGCGTTCCAGCCTCCGCATAAATCACTATACTTTTCGAGGAACGGATAATAAACGACTTCATCGTCTACATAATACTTCGCATTAAAACACCCTAACGAATTAGTAACCGCCAGTCTAAACTGACCTACTATATCGTCTAATATTTGGTTCGTATCGGATAATACGTCGACCTGATTAGTTAAATCCCTATCGATAATATCCATCACTATACAATTAAACTCGTATTCGGTATAACTAGTTCCGTTCTGTTCCATCATCTCTATCGCGTTATTAGGAACGACGTATAGTAGGGGGAAAAAAGGGCTCTCGAACGTAGGATTACTTTGTTTTAATCTACTCTCCGTCCAATAAGATAAATCTTCGTATTGACCGAAACCGAAGGAGTTGAGTTGTTTGTGATGGTCGGCTAGTAATCTAAAGTCGTCGTGGAAGGTCTTAAAGTTTATATTGTCGTGAATAATCGGGGTTCCAGTAAAGGGTAAGTAGGCGGCGGCACATCTATCTAAAGCGGTAGTAGTAGTAAACCTTAATACTCCCGTCCACCCGTTAGTTAGGTCGGTATAATCCTCCATAAACGGCGTCATCTCAACGTTCCCTACAGCGTCGTAGAAATTATCATAACACCCGTAAGTTGGCGTTACAGATAGACGATATTGAGATATAACGTCTTGTAACATTTCTAACGTATCACTTAATACGTCGACTTGATTAGTTAAATCTCTATCGACTATATCCATCATTACAAGGTTCATCTCCCACGTCTTATATTGAAGGGAGTTTATACAATTACCAGGAACGATATACAATAACGGAAATACGGGAGGCTCGAACGTAGGGTTCTCCTGATGGTCTCTGATTTGCGTCCAAAAAGATAGTTGGTCTGTATCCCCTAAACCAAACGAATTGATTTGTTTATGGAGACCCGCCATCTTTTGTAAGTCGTCGTGTATCAGCTTAAAGTTTGTGTATAAAGGATTACTCATATTATCTACTCTCTTTTAGTTTTTTTTCTTGCTCTTTATTAAAGTCCATAAGGTAAGCAATATGATTGAGACACTGAGCAAGGGGTAAATCAGTAACATTCCGAAATAACCAAACTTGGTTTTCAGCAAGAGCGCTGACCGCTGAATACCAACCCCAATGAGACGAAAAATTATTTTTGTTTTCATTACCCACTTCAGCGTCTTGCTCTTGGAATAAATCCTTGTAAGTTCGGCGGACAGATTTGCTGTACTCAACAAAAAAAAAACAGACCCCTCCATATACTTAATTGGTAAGTCCTTAAACTTATCCGCTCTTTTAGATATAGGGGTTTCTCCGTATTTAGTTCCCTTTTCGATATAAAGATAGGCGGCTAGTTCGTTTAGGTTCTGTACTCTATAATTCTCGTCTTTAGATAAGAACGTTTCTATATCTATGTATTGACCGAAGGATAGGTTCTGAATATCTAAAAACTGATATTCCGTTCCCTCGTACTCGAAGGTCGTAACGACTTTTTTATTAGACCCTGTAACGATAGATAGGACTTGTTCCCCGACTTTTGTAACTTGAGAGGCGTCGGCTCTCATAATATCTTCGTGAGTTAGTCCCGTAGTTAGTTCAATAATCTTTACGAAGAGTTCCCCCTCGTCTAGAATATCCTTTAGTTTCATTACCTCCGCCCAAGTTCTAATTGTCGGTTCTTTTACGGAGTATTTTTTTCCGTCGTACTCTATTACGTGTTCTATCATAACTATAAATATATTTTTTTTAATAAACAAACACTCCCATATTCCTTCCTAATTTCATTTCAAGGACATACCTTATACCATCGATTAAATGATTGTCTTTGTCAACTGGCTCGTCGAGGTTATTTCCGTTCTTATCGGTCTTCCAGATATAAGATTGAAACTCGTTTATGAGGTTCTTCGACGTTACTTCAACGTAAAGATTATTTCTCTTTAGTAAATCTATCCCGTGTAGTATCGAGTTTTTCTTCACTGGTTTACAATTTATCCCGTTACGTCTTAATTCTTCTATGGCTTGAGGGTTAGCACTATCGGCTATGAAATCGTCGTTAAGGGATATTCCTAAATCCTTAATCTTATAGATAAAGTCGGGGATAGTTACGTTCTTAAGATATAGTTTCTCTTCTACGTATATCCCTCCTTCGTTCTTATAAACAGCTACAAGCGTTGAAGGGTCTGAATACCCCCAGTCAATTCCGTAACCTAATAACTTTACGTCTTTAGGTAGTTCGTAGTAGTGTTGGTGATGAGTGAAGACCATTTTAGTCGGTAAGCCTTTAAGACCTAATCCGAATATACGCCAAAGGTTAGGGTCACGCTCCTGCAACTTTTCGATTTCTTGTACCTGAATATCGGGTAAGAAGGGGTTGTCCTTATAGGTCGTTATATTATAACTAACGTCTTCCCTACCTTCTAAATCGTATATCCAACTCTGCCACAACGAAGGGTTAAGGTCTAATACTATCATATCCGCCGTTCTTAATACTAACTGCGTATACTCCTCGTTAGAAACCTCTGTCGCTTCGTTTATAAATAGGTAATCCCTTTTACGTCCCCTTACTTTAGTTTCGTCGTCAATACTGAACCACTCGATTAGATTACTACCTAATTGATAGTATCCGTCGGCTTGATGCCAAGCGTTAGGGTCGTATACGTCGAATAGTATTAGTATTTCCTTTAGGTCTCTTAACACAGAGCCCTTCAACGCGGGTAAAGTTTTTCTTACTACGCTTAATATTTTATTCTCCTCGTTTAATAATTTAGCAACGAAGAAGATTAAGATATTGTAAGTTTTTGAGGCTCTTGATGAGCCTTGAAATACGTTTATCCTTTTGTTACTCTCCAGTAGGTCTTGAAATACCCGTGTCGTTTTTATTTCCTTCGTCATCTTTATTCGTTTTAACGATATTGATTACGTACTTCGGTTCGTTGAGATTATTTCCGTTCGTAGTTATATCCATTTTTTCTTTAGGTTTTCCGTATACTCTATCTAATAAAGTTTCTACGTTTTGTAATGACCCCTTCTCTATTCCTTTTCTTAAAGCCGCGGCTATGGTTTTTTCTAACACTGTAGATTTAGGATTGTCCCATATCTTACGTAGTTGGTCTAAATCCATAGAACACATCGCTTGTATCGTATCGTTTATTTCGTGTAGTTTATATCCTTCCACTTTCATTTGTAGTACGGGTTTCTTCGGTCTTCCTTTAGGATTACCACTCTCCCCCTTTTCCCAAATGTTTATCTTACCCCCGTATTTTCCTGGTATAAGTTTTCCCATAATCTTATCTGTTTTTTTGAGCCTCCTTAAGTAATCGGTTAAACTCTTCGGTTACTTTAATTGAGGCGGCTTTAATCTTTTTATTCCTCTCTTCAATCTTTTTTCGATGGGCTTTTTCTCCCCCTCGTTTTTTACTTTTAGCCATATATTATTTCCTTGTTTTAGTCCTTGCTTAATCTAAACCCTTAAAGGCTTTTAGGGGATAGAATACTAAAGAGTTTCTATACCCGTTTATTCCCGTCGGAACGATAGGAGTAACCCCGTGCATATTCCTCCACGCAGGGTAAACTAACATCGAATTATTCCCACTATCCATCGTCGCATTATAGTCGGGGACGAATAGATTACCTCCCGTGGCGTTTCTCTTTTTAGTTATAATAACATTACAACAACCTTCTAAATTACCCGCGTCACGATGGAACGGAGCGGATATATTAAAGTTAGAAATAGAGGAGGTAAATAGTTTACCGAA